CCAGACCGAGGGCACCGACTGGGAGCTGGTGCGGCAGGTGCTGGCACCGGCCTTCGGCGAGCGCCTGCGCTGGCGCGTGGCCAAGCGCCCGCCCTACGTGCGCGACCGGCTCAACGCAGTCAACTCCCGGCTGCGTTCCTCGAGCAACGTTGTGCGGCTGATCGTGGACCCTGCGCGCGCGCCCAACGTGGTCAAGGACTTCGAGGGCGTGACGTTACTGAAAGGCGGATCGGGCGAGATCGACAAGAAGGGCAGCGAGGCCAAGGGCCTCACGCACCTCACCGACGCGATCGGCTACTACATCTCGGAGGCGCACAGCATCGCGGCGCGCGTCTCCAGCTTCGACGAGTGACGACATGGCCAACGACGTAGGAACCTGGAGCGGCGTGCGCCGCGAGATGGAAGACAGCTGGGAGCTGGTGCGCGTCCTGCGCAGCGGCACCCGCGCAATGCGAGCCGCCGGAGGCAAGTTCACGCCGGCGACGAAGAAGGAGGCCAAGACGCGCGACCGCTACGCGCAGCGGCTCGCGCGCACGGTGCTGTTCCCCATCTACGACCGCACGGTGCGCAAGCTGGCGTCGTTGCCGTTCATGAAGCCGCCGACCATCAGCGGCGAGCTGCCGGAGCCGTTGGACCGCCTGGTGTCCAACGCCGACCGGCAGGGCACGTCGCTGTCGTCGTTCGCCCAGGCGATCTACGAGGACGCCATCGACCGAGGCCTCGGCCTGTTCCTCGTGGACAACGTGCCGACGGCTGGCCTCACGCTGCCCGAGGCCGACGCCATGGACGCGCGCCCGTACTTCCGCCGCGTGCACCCGGACAACCTCGTCGGCTGCCGCACCCGGATGCGGAACGGCGTCGAGGAGGTCGTCGAGCTGCGCATCCGCAACTGGTACTACGAGTCCTCGCCCGTCGGCGGCGGCGACGTGCTGGCCGACATGGTGGAGCGGTGGACGCCTGAGCGCGTGGAGCGCTGGTACCGCAGCGGCAGCGAGCACGACCCCGACCGCGAGCAGAACGCCGCGCGCGAGTACCTGAGCGGCTACCGCCTCGGCGAGACGATCGAGCACGGATTCGGGCGCGTGCCCGTCGTGGCGTGCTACACCAAGCGCATCGGGACGCTGCACGGGGAACCGCCGATGGAGGACTTGGGCTGGCAGAACGTCGCCCACTGGAACAGCCTCAGCATGCAGGGCGAGGCGCTGCACTACTGCCGCTCGCCCATCCTCAAGGTCGCCGGCGCGTCGTCGACGGTCGCCGAGGCGCGGCCCGAGGTCGGCCCCGGCTCGACGTTCACGGACACGAGCAGCGACCTCGACATCAGCTTCGTCGAGATCGCCGGCACGTCGTTGGCCGCCGGCGAGGTCGAGATCAAGCGCATCGAGGAACGCTGCATGGCGCTGGGCATGCAGCCCATGATGGCGGTCGGCGGCCCGGCGACGGCCACGGGCGAGGTGCGCGCGGACTCCAACGAGAAGTCCGAGGCGCAGCGGTGGATCGAAGGCTTGGAGTGGGCCATCTACGCCGGCATCGAGCTGGCCGCCGAGGCCGCCGGCGTCGAGCTGCCCGAGGACTTCGACTGGACGCTCTACCGGGACTCGTCGCTGCTGTCGGGCAAGGCGCAGGACGTGCCGGTGATCCAGGGCCTGATGACCGCCGGCCAGATCCCGCTCGCCGTCGGCCTGCGCGAGCTCGCGGTGCGCGGCGTCCTGTCCACGGTCGACGACCCCGAGGCGTTGGCCGCGCAGGTCGAGCTGGGCCGCGAGCGCACCGTCGAGGCGCAGATGCAGGCGATGCTCGCCAGCGTCGAGCGCGACCGGCAGGCGCCAGCCGCCGAGGCGGAGGACGAGGAGGACGAAGCCGATGAGGCCGAGGACGAAGCCGAGGCCGAGACGTGATCGGCGACGGCAAGCTCAACCAGGCCTGCCGCTGCGGCGGCACGGGGTTCATGTTCAAGACCTACGAACCGCTGCGCGAAGGTGGCATGATCCACACCGGCTACCTCGCCAAGTGCGAGATCTGCGGCGCGTCCACCGGCGTCCTGCGCACGTTCGCGCTTGCCCGGGCGGCGTGGCTGGAGCGCCGCTGTCCCAGCACCCATGACGTGATCGAGCCGTGACCAGCTCCCGCCTGCCGCCTGGGGTCAAGGAACGCCTACGAGCCGCGCTGCGGCAGCATGCCGACACGTGGCTCCAACGGTTCTACCGGCACGAGATCCTCGTCGCGCGGGCCGTCAGGGGCATCCAGGACGACGCCGCCGAGGAGTTCCGTCGCACGGTCGTGCGCCCCGTCGTCGAGCGCGTCGCCGCCGGCATGGCGACGTTCCAGCGGCGCGGCCAGGACGTGACCATCGCCACGACGCCCGAGCTGCGCCGGCTGATCGCCGAGGCCGAGGCGCTGGTGCGGCAGGGCATGCGGCGGGTGCAGGACCAGGCGCGCGCCAACCTCGGCCAGCTCGTGAAGCAAGAAGCCGACTGGGTGCAGGAGAGCGCCCGCAAGGTGCTGCGCATCGAGACGGCGCGACCGGTCAGCCTGCCGCGCATCGAGGCCGCCGTCGAGCAGCGGCCCTACCTCGGCGCGACCACTGAGGAGTGGTTCGGCTCGCTGGTGGGCGGCGACAACGGCGCGGTCGACAACGTGCGCTACGCCGTCCAGACCGGCGTGCAGCGCGGGCTGACCACGGACGAGATTGTGCGCACCCTGCGCGGCACCCGCGCCGGCGACTTCGAGGACGGCCTGCTGAGCGGCTCCAACGTCGACCAGCTCCGGGCCATGGTGCGCACGGCGGCGGCTCATGCCAGCGCCACGACCCGCGCCGAGACGTTTGCCGACCTCGGCGTGGACCAGTACCAGTTCGTCGCCACGCTCGACTCCAAGACCTCGATCATCTGCGCGGCCAACGATGGCAAGGTGTTCGAGATGGGCAAGGGTCCGATGCCTCCCTTGCACCCGAACTGCCGCAGCAGCATCGTCCCGTGGACGGGCAACGAGGTGGGCAACCGCGCCAGCGTGGACGGGCCGGTGCCTGCCTCGACGACCTTCCCCGAGTGGCTGGAAGGCCAGCCGCGCAGCGTGCAGGACGAGATGCTCGGCCCGACGCGCGCCGCGGCGTGGCGTGCCGGCGACCTGACCTTCGCCCAGATGGTCGGCAAGGACCTGCAGCCGCTGTCGATCGACCGCCTCCGCCAGCTCGACCGCATCCCTGACCCCGAGGACGCATGAAGCCGCATTCCGACCCCGACCTGACCCAGGCGATGATGGCGCGCGCCGGCGACCTGGTCGCGTACATGACGCGCAAGGGCCTGTCGATCGCCGTCGCCGGCGGCACGGCGCCCAACGGCGTCGAGGCGACGGTGATCTACGCCACGGGCTACGCCTCGGACACGGTGCGCGACCTCGGCGCGGCGGTCGCCAAGCGCATCGCGCAGATGGCCGACGAGGCATCCGCGAACTGACGACCCCCTAGCGCGGGTGCGCCTGCCGATATACACCGAAAGGCACTATGCCGTTCCGCATCATCGCCGACAGCCTGAATGACCTGCCCGAGGGTCTCCGCGACGCCGCCAAGCAGAACGGCGACAAGTTCGTCGTCGAGGCGCTCAAGGAAGGCTGGGGCGTCGAGGACGTGGGCGGGCTGAAGCGGGCGCTGACCGAGGCGCGCAGCGAGCGCGACGCGGCCAAGGCCGCAGTCAAGGCGTACGAGGGCATCGACCCGGCCAAGGCCTCTGAGGCGCGCGAGGCGCTGGAGAAGCTCCAGGCTGGCCAGCTCAAGGGCAGCAAGGAGATCGACGACTACAAGGCCGCCGTGAACGCGAAGATGGCCGAGGAGCGCGCCAAGCTCGAAGGCAAGCTGACGGCCCGGACGGCCGCGCTGCGCGAGCGCATGGTGGCGGGCGAACTCGCCCCGGTCGTGGCCAAGCTCGGAGGGTCGCAGTCGATGGACGCGATCCTGACGCTGGCCAAGCAGTACATCCGCGTCGACGAGGACGCGGATGGCAACCTCAAGCATTCCATCGTTGACGCGGGCGGGAAGCCTCGCGTCACGAAGAAGTCGGGATCAAGCGACCCGATGGGATTCGACGAGCTGATCACGGAGATGCGGGAAGCACCTTCGACGCGCGGCTTGTTCGTAGCACAAGGCACCGGGGGATCCGGTGGCGGCTCGCAGACCGGCGGTGCCGGTCGCGCAGCGAACCCAGGGCAGACACTTCTGCCCGCAAGGGAACTGCTGAACCGTGCAAACACGGCACCGCGCTAGCTCTGGGCTGTCGGCATTTGGTGTTCCGTTGCGGGCTAACAACCGCAACACGAAACACCAATGGCAGTCAGTCTCTATCAGTCTGCGCTGATCGCGCAGAACAACGGCGAGGACAAGCGCGCCGCGATCCTCCAGACCTTCGCCCAGGCGTCGCCGCTTCTCGCGGCCATGCCTCTGGTCTCCATCCAGGGCAACAGCTTCGCGTGGACCCGCGAGTCGAACCTCGGCAGCGTCGAGTTCCGCGCGGTCAACGGCTCGTACACCGAGGCCGCAGGCTCGGTCGAGCAGCGCAGCGTGGCGCTGAAGATCATCGGCGGTGACCTCGATGTCGACCGCTTCCTGGTCCAGACGCACGGCCCGGAAGCGCGTTCGGCGCACGAGACCATGAAGGCGACTCTGCTCGCGCAGACCATCGCCCATCAGATCATCAAGGGCAGCACGACGGCGATCGGCGGCGCGACCGCGAACGCCAACGGCTTCGACGGTCTCCAGGCGCGCTTCGGCGCTGGCTTCGGCGGCAACGCCGTGCAGGACAACGGCGAGAACGCCGATCAGATCATCCAGAACAGCGGCGGCGCGGCGCTGTCGCTCAAGTCGCTGGACGAGGCCATCCAGGCCGTGGACAACCCGACGCACCTGCTGATGGCGAAGAAGACGAAGGTCAACATGACGGCCTTCCTGCGCAGCAGCGCGTCGATCTCGACCAGCCGCGACGAGTTCGGCCGCATCGTCACCAGCTACGCCGGCCTGCCGATCCTGGAAGCCGATGTCCTCGGCACGTCGGCCGGTCTGCAGCAGATCGGCTTCAACGAGAACGCCGACAGCTCGACCTCGATCTACGTCCTGTCCATGTCGGACATGGGCCTGCAGATGGTCCAGAACGGCGGCATCGACGTCCGCGACCTCGGCGAGCAGGACAGCAAGCCGGTGTTCCGCACCCGCGTCGAGTGGTACTGCAACCTCGTGGACATCCACCCGCGTTGCGTCGCTCGCCTCTACGACATCCAGGACGCCACGGCGATCGCCTGATCCAAGGAGCACCAACATGGCACATCAGAACATGCAGTTCCTGCAGGACTCGGCAATGGTCCTGCAGGCGGCTGGCACGACGAACACGACGACGGGCAACGGCTCGCTCTTCGTGGACCTCGGCAGCGGCTACCAGGAAGTCGAAGTCGTCTTCGACGTGTCGGCAGTCGCCGTCGGCACCGGCGAGTTCATCGCCTACAGCATCCAGGGCGCCAGCGACACGGCGTTCACCACGCCGTACCGGCTGGGCACCATCACGTTCGGCGACACGGCCTCGATCGGCCAGCCGGTGGACACCTGCCCTGGCACTCGCCACGTCGTGCACGTCAACAACGTCGTGCACCCCAGCGCGTCGGTGGCGTCGCAGCAGGAGACGGTTCGGTACATGCGCATCAGCTGGGTGCGCGGCGGCGCGGCCGGCAGCTGCACGGCGGGCATCTTCGCCACCTACCAGAGGCGCTGATGGTCCACCAGTGCCACAACTTCGCCCTCGAAGAGGGTAGCCGACTCACGGCAGCGCTGTCGCACACAGCTGCGACCGGCATCGCCACGAACGGCACCGTCAGCAGCATCGACTTCGGCCAAGTGGCCCCGGCGTACAACGTCAACACGTCGTCGACCGCGCCCTACGCGCGGTTCGCCGTCGTGGTCGACTGGAGCGGGATCGACACGGGCATCACCGGCACCTACCAGGTCATCATCCAGGGCGCAGACGACGCGGCGTTCACGACTGGAGCAACGCGCCTCGGCGTGCTGATCCTGGGGTCGGCCGCGCAGACCGGCAACGAGTTCGCCACGCCGGCGAACGGGCGCGAAGTGTTCTACGTGGACAACGTGAGCGTCGGCAGCGCAGGCCCGACGCAGAACACCAAGCGGTTCATCCGTCTGCAGGTGGTTGCGACCTACTCCGCAGGCACGGCGAACCTGCAGCTCGTCGGCGCGTGGATCGCCCCGATCTGATCGGCGCCCGACCCTGCTGCGCGTCCTAGGGGCGTGCGGCAGGGTCACACACTCACCCCAGCAGCTCTGCCGTCGCCATGACCGTCACCATCTACGCCAGCCCCGGCCTCGACAGCTTGCGCAGCCAGAAGTACCTGGTCACGGCTGCGGCTGTGTCAGGAGCGCAGACGAGCGGCTTCGTCTACGGGCAATCGTTCACGGCGCAGGGCGAGAACGAGGTCTGGGACATCGGTCAGGAAGTCCAGTGCGACTGGATCACGATCGGGGCCGACGAGCCGGCCGACGTGCGCATCAACCTGATCGACGGCCCGATCTTCAGCGCCAATGTCTACCCGGCCGATGTCGGGGTCACGCAGACCATCGTGGACGGCCAGCTGCGCCTCGTGGTGCCCAGCAACCGGCGGCTGCGCATCGAGGTCAACGGCGACCGGCGCAACCCGCTCAATCTGTTCGTCAGCCTGCCGCAAGCAGCCCTGCCTGTCGGCAGCTCCGCTTACGTGGCGCAAACGAGCGTCGCGGCTGGAGCGGCGCTGCATTTCCCTCCGGGCGTCCACTTGGTCACTCCTGGCCTAGTGCTGGGCGACAACTGCACGGTGACGGCGCAGGGCGGGGCAGTCGTCATCTTTACCGACCCTGACGTGACGGGCACCGCTGCCAGCGCGACGGCCAGCTCCATCACCGTCAGCGGCACCCCGTGGGTGGTAGGCGCGTACAACACCCTTGAGGTGCGCATCTCGGGTGGCACGGGCGTTGGTCAGGTCCGCACGATCACGACCAGCACGGCCAACACGCTCAACGTCACGCCGAACTGGACGACCAACCCGACGGCAGGCTCGACGTTCACGATCCTGTCGGCAAGGCGCGCGGGCTTCGACCTCAGCACGCTGACCAGCGCAAACACGGCCGGCGTCACGATCCAAGGGCACGGCGTGTTCACCAGCCTCGCCCAGCGCGCGAACGCAGAGCAGGTGCTGGCGTTCGCCAATCAGGTCCGTTACTGCCCGATCGCCACGGACACGGTCAACACCTCGCCCGTCAACTGCCGCGTCATCGGCCCGACGTTTGTGCGGTGGCCGTTCTACTTGCAGTACGGCGGCGCGCACTACCTGCGCAACGTGCAGTGGTTGAACCCGTGGACGTACAACTCGGACGGGTTCCAGCCTGGGCGCAAGAGCCTGTCTGACAACGCTGGCTTGGTCTGCGACAGCTTCAGCTACTGCGCGGATGACGGAGTCAAGCTGTTCTGGCCGACGCACCGAATCACGATCCAGAACACGTTCATCGTCGCGGCTCGCGCGAACTGCTTCAAGATCGGCTACTTCGGCAACACGGTCAACGACTCCAGCGGTGCGAGCATCGTCGACTGCGATGCGATGAACCTCGGCGACGCAGATGCTGACACCAACGGCCCGCTCGTCTATCCGAACCGAGGCATCCAGTGCATCGTCTCTGGGTTCGTCGACAAGCCGAACGCGCAAGCGAACGACGGCTACTACAACATCAGCGTCACGGGCCTGCGTGTCTGGGGCCGCATGTACTCGCGCCTGTTCTGCCTCCAGAACGTGCAGTACCCGTTCCTCGGAGTAACGCCGCAGGACGCCGCAGGCCAGATCTTCGACGTTGTGTTCGATGACGTGCAGACCGAGGCGGTGCCGGAACAGGTGTCGCTGATCCTGGGCCGTGACTCGATCAGCACGCCGCACGACTTGACGTTCCGCGATCTGGTGATCGGCGGCACGCAGGTCGACGCCGACAACTTCGACGAGTTCGTCACGGTCAACCAGTTTCCCTACAACCTCACCTGGGACGCACCGGGGCTGGTTGCGGAGACTGGCAGTGGCCTGAGCACGGCGACGAGCTACTGCACGATCGCGTTCGCCAACGCCTACCTGACGAACTACGGCACGCCGGCGGCCTGGACTGCGGCGACCAACGCGACGAAGGAGACGGCACTCATGGCGGCCACCCGCGCGCTCGACCTGCGCTACGGCGGTCGCTGGGTGGGCTACCGCTACTCGACGACGCAGGCCCTGGACTGGCCGCGCGACTACGCCTACGACGCCGCCGGCGAGCTGATCGCCAGCGACGTGGTGCCGCTGCGGGTGCAGCAGGCGACGGCGGTGCTTGCGGCCCTGCACGTCCAGGGCGTCACGATCAACCCGACCACGCGCACGACGGGCGACATCAAGTCCGAGTCGCTGTCCTCGGCGTCCGGCTCGTCCAAGTCCGTGACCTACGCCGGCACGAAGCCCGCCGAGACGCAGCTCGTTGAGGCAGAGCGAATGCTCGCCACGTCCGGCCTGATCAGCGGGTCGTCGAGCTGGGGATGGATGGACCTGTGACGCTCGCCGACGAGTTCCTCGCGCTGGAGACGGAGCTGGCGGCGACGTTCGGCCAGGCCATCACCTTGGAGACGCGAACGGCGACGGGCTACGCGGCCAACGGCACGGTGACGCAGACGGTCACGTCCACGGCGTGGACTGCCGAGGGGCCGGTGCGCGACATCAACCGCTACGCCGCGCAGGGCATCGACCAGAGCATCACGGGCACGTTCTACCTTCCGGCGCAGGGCCTCGCCGTCGTGCCGGACAAGGGCGACCGCATCGTTGTTGGCCTCGACACCTCGAACCCGTACCAGATCATCGAGGTCGAGGAGTACCAGGTGGAGGGCGTCACGACCGCCTACCGCTGCGACTGCGGGAAGGTGATCGCGTGAGCAGCCCGCAGCAGTTCGTGGCGCGGCTCAACGACTGGGCCGACGAGAACCTGCGCCGCAAGCCGGTCGAGTTCCAGAAGCGCGTCTGCGCCGAGGCCATCCGGCAGCTCGTGCTCAACACGCCGGTCGGCAACGAAGAAGGCTGGGCAATGAACGCAGGGCGGCGCGCTCGCGGCCTACCGATCCTGCGCCGGCGCGGCTACCTCGGCGGCCACATGCGCCGCAACTGGCAGGCGTCCTTCAACGTGCCGGCGCGCGGCGAGCTGCCAGGCGTCGACCCGAACGGGACCAAGGTCGTGCAGGAGCTGATGGCCACCGTCGGCCAGCTCATGCAGCCGTCGCTGGTGTGGTTCTCGTGCCCTGTGCCGTACGGCCAGGTCATCGAGTTCGGCGGCCCTGGCAAGAAGCCGTGGAGCCGTCAGGCACCCAACGGCGTCGTCGGCCCGACGCTGGCCGTCCTGCGCCAGGTCTTCGGGGGCCTGCGATGAGTCAGGCCCAGACCATCGAGGCCGTGCGAGGCCGCTACATGGCCCAGGTGGCCACGCCGGGCGGCATCGACACCGTCTACGACAACGGCCCGGCCCTTGCCGGCGACCAGCCTGTGGCGCGCGTGACGGTCACGGTGCGCGAGGAGCGGCAGCTCACGCTCGGGCGCCCGCGCCGCTGGCGCACGGTCGGCGAGATGGAGGTACGCCTGCAGCAGCCGCGCGAGCGTGGCGACGCCGCCGTGCTGACGCTGGCCGAGACGGTGGTCGGTGCCTTCCGAGGCGTCGAGCTGTCCTCGCCGTTCCTCATCCGCTTCTTCCCACCGCCTACGGTGTCCGGTGCGCTGGACATTGAGGCGGCCACTGTGACGCGCGTGGTGCGCGTTCCTTTCCAGGCTGACTACACGATTTGACCATGGCCGACGGCTTCCGTACTCGCGTCTCCATCGTTGCCGAGGGCACCTTCGGCACGACTCCCGCCACTCCTGCGATGCTTCGGCTGCCGGTGACGGCTCACGCAATGGCCGACCGCGTGCCGCAGTCGCCGTCCAACGTCATCAACCAGACCCGCAACATCGAGGACATGGTCCGTGTCGGCCGCGGTGCGACGGGGTCGCTGACGTGCGAGCTGCGGCACTCGCCCAGCGGCGAGGGCCTGAGCGCGGCCATGTTCGCGCTGATGAGCAACTCGCTCGTGACGGCGACGGTGTCGGTTCCGAGCTGCACGACGACCACGGGTGCAAAGACCGTAACCCGTGGCTCGGGCAGCTTCTCCGGCGACGGCATCGCCGTCGGCGACATCATCCGGCTGTCAGGCGGACTCGCCGCCGACATGGGCTACCTGCGCGTGACCACCGTCGGCACGACCTCGCTGACCGTCGACCGCGTCGCCAACTTCACCGGCTCGCCCAGCAACGTGACCGTGACGCGCGGCGTGCGGGCGACCAACGCCCTGAGCGAGCAGAGCTTCACCGTCGAGGTCGCGCACCTGGACCTCCAGCGGGCGCACATCTACCGGGGCGTCGTGTTCAACTCGGCGTCGATCAACCTCGCCGTCAACCAGCTCGCCACCATCTCGTTCCAGTGCGAGGCCAAGGACAGCATCGTCACTGGCAACACGGGCACGACGGACGTTTTCATCGCCGGCGCGACCTACGCTGCCCCGACCTTCGCGCCGACGCTCGACCCGATCGGCGTGCAGGAGGTGCAGTTGTCGAACGCCAGCGGCGTCGGCCAGGACGTGCCTGCGCAGTCGGTGGCGCTGGCAATCAGCAACAACATCCGCCCGCGCGAGCAGCTTGCCGCGCTCGGCCCGGTCGGCATGCCGCGCGGCTTGTTCACGGCCTCGGCCAACCTGTCGGCCTACTTCGACACCCAGGACGACCAGACGACGTTCCTTGGCAACACGGCGACGGACTTCTGGCTGGCGACGGTGGACGCGAACAGCCGCGGATGGTCGTTCGCCATCCCGCAGGCCAAGATCACCGACCTGTCGGTGCCGGTGCAGGGTCCGGGCAGCGACATCTTCCGCACCATGACGGTCAGCGGCTACCGGTCGCAGGCCCAGGACTGCACGCTCCGGTTGCAGCGGTGGGACTGAGCCAGTAGCAAGGTCGCATGGACCTCAACACCTGCAAGCTCGACGCCGGCAAGCTGTCCGGCGGTGTCTGGTGGCTGCTGTCGCGCCAGCCGGACGGGACGCTGTCTGCCGTCGCCTCGCGCGGCGAGCACGAGGACCGGCCGGCGGTGCTGGTCTGCCCGATCGGCGTCGAGTACGAGCGCGCCCTCGAGGAAGCCCGCAGGCCCTACCTGCTGGAGATCCGGGACCGCCGGCTGTCGCCAGCCGATGAGCGGGCGATCCTCGCCCAGGCGGTCGCCCAGACGCTCTGGAAAGGCGCGCGCAACCTCACCGTGGGCGGTCAGCCGCTGGTGTACCGCGTCGCCGAGGCGGCGCAGATGCTGGCGCGGCCCGAGTGGACGAACCTGCTGGAGTGCATCCTGCGGATCGCCCAAGACCGCGCGGCCCTGCTGGCCGACGAGGAAGCCCGCGCCGCGGGAAACTGATTCAGGCCCTGCGATGGCAGCTCACACGCAACCACGACCCGCAGAAGAAGGCCGCCGAGGCGGGCCTGCGGGAATGGCTGCGGCGCAAGGGCCGGAAGATCCCCGACGAGCTGCGCGAGGAACCGACACAGCCGCCGACGCTCGACGCCGACCTGGTGCCCGTCTGGGAAGCCTGGGCGGTGCTGATGGACGGCCGCAACGTCAGCGACGGCGAGGGCCTGTCATGGCTGGAGCTGTCGCGGTGGTGCGAGGATCATGGCATCGAGGGCGCCAGTCGCCGGCGGTGGTGCCGGCTGCTGAAGGCCATGGACCGCGCCTACGTGGCGCACATCAGCGAGGTGCATAGTGGCCGAGGTACTCGAACTGGGTCTGGACGCTCGCCCGATGGAGCAGGGCGCGGCGCAGGCGAAGCGGGCGATCGACTCGGTCAGTGACTCGGCCCTCAAGTCGCAGGCGGCCATCAGCAAGGCGTTCCAGACGACTGGCGGCGCTGTGCAGGTCGCCGGCGGCATCGCGCAGACCGCCAAGGCGTTCTCCGAGCTGAACGTCTCGGCTGGTGCCTTCGGCGCGTCGCGGGCGTTGCTGGAGATTGGCAAGACCGTGCAGGACTTCCGCGAGTTGCGCGGCGCGGTCGGCGCAAGCGGCAGCGCGTTCTCGGTGCTGGGCACGATCCTGCGCGCGCACCCGCTGATGACGCTGGTGACGGTGCTGTCCACGATCGGCGGCCTGATGTCGCTGTTCTCTCGGAACACCAAGGAGGCTGCCAGCAGCTTCGACCAGCTCGCGGCCGCGATGCAGAAGGCCAAGCTGGACGCCTCGACGCGCGCCTACCTGGGCCTGCCACAGGAAGCCGGCGGCCAGCAGCAGGCCCTGTTCCAGGCCATCCAAGACGTGCAGCGCACCGGGCAGGGGATGAACCTGCAGCAGTTCGGCCCTGGCGGCGTCGGCGGCGGTGCGGACGTGGCGCGCTACCTCGCCACTCGCGGCACTGAGGCGCAGCAGGCGGCGGCGCGCGAGTACATGCGCACCGGCGGCCAGAACGTGACGCGGTACTACGCCGCCGGCATGCAGGGAACGCAGGTCACGCAGTTTGAGCGCGGCCTGCCCAACTTGCAGTTGTCGCAGGAGCAGACGCAGGAGGTGCTGCGCATGCGCTACCGCTCGCTGCAGCCGCAGGAGGTGTCGAGCCAGATGGGCGTCGGCACGACTGGCACCAGCGAGGCGATGCAGCGTGCCGTTCAGTCGGCGGCCATCATTGCCAACTACAAGCAGCGCGAGGCGGACAACGCGCGCGTCGTCGCCGAGAACATGGAGCGCGCGGCCAACTACGCGGGCAACATCGGCAGCACGGTCGGCGCGGCGTTCGCGGACGTGTTGATGAAGACCACGACGCTGCGG